TCATGGTCGACGTAGGGGGGCACCACCCAGGTGTAGCCGTGCCGGCTGATGAAGATCACCCGTCCGGCCTCATGCAAGCGCTTGACGCAGGTGAACACAGCCTGCTCAAACTCCCCCCACCCCCCCAGCTCCTCATTCTCATCCCCCCACCCCAGGTCGGAGGCCTCCGGTGTAGGCCTGCCGGCGTACATCAACGGGATCGGGTATGGGAACCTGGCCCCACCTGGCATCCAGCGGATCATCTCGTACACTTTCTTCTCATCGATCTTGAATTCCATGGTTACCTCCGGGCGTCCGGGTGGGGTTCAGGGCAGAAGTGCAGCTCCCAGCACAGCAGCTCAGTGCATCCCGCACACCCAGCCCGCTCAGGCTGGCTGCAGTCAGGCCCGCGGTCCAGCTCCCCCAGCTCGGCGGCCTCCAGGCACACAGGCATCACGTACCCGGGCCCTTTGAGCAGCCGGGCCAGGCACCGGGCGTTGTCACACCCCCCGCACATGGCGACCTGCTTATCCTCTTCAATTCTCACGGCATTGCTCATCATTTGATCTCCTCGACATCCACCGCGGCTGCAGCTGGTCCCATCCATCGGACCGCCTCGGCCAGGTTGTTAAACCGCATGGACCTGGCGTAGGCATCCAGGGCGCCCTTCTCGCTCAGGGCTGTGTGGGTCCCCAGCAGGAGGCCAGAGCGGTGCCCCCTGATCTCGTAGGTCTTGAGCTTGACTTCGGTGGGGCCGAAGAATATCCGTGTTGTCTTAGGCATCAGCAGTCCTCCCCCCAGCAGCCCCAACAGTCAGAGCTGGGCTCGCAGCCCGAGGGGCAACGCAGGCCCTGGGCCTGCTCACGCCCCCACTGCCCGACCACGGCCTGCTTGTCCTGCTCCAGGTTGCTCTTGAACTTCTGGCAGATCCCGAAGCAATCGAGCGGGGTGTACTGCTTGTAGGCAGAAACATCCGGGAAGGTTCGGCCGATGAGGCTGGCCAGTTCTTCGCGGGTCAGGTTCTGATCCAATTCGTTGAAGGTCATGAACTTTTCTCCATGTCAGGCGACGAGCCAGTCGCATCCGGCGGCTCTGGCGGCATCCACTTGCAGGCTACTACACACCTGTATCGCGACACACCGCATGGTAATCTCGGACTGGAATTGGCCAGCTACCCTATCTCTGATCAGGTGGGGCAAGGGCAGGTCAGTCCAGGCCTCCGACTCGAAGACCAGATAGGCCGGCGTGGACATCCTGGGCAACTCGAACAGCTCAGGGAACAATACCTCATCAGCTGGACTGACAAGGAGCTGATCTTCGTGCACCCACCTGGCCGGGGCCATCTGATCAACCCAGATTTCAGGGGGCTGGGACCGGACAACCAGGTCAGGCAGTGAAGTAACCCTGTCCAGGCCACGACACCAAGGATCCGCCGGCAGCTCCTCCAGGAGCAGTGCCCCGAGGATCAGGAAGACGAGCAGAGCGAAGATGAACATGCTACCTCCAGTTGAAGGTTAGGGGAGATCATTGAATTTGCAGGTGATTCAAGTTGCTGGCTACCCCTCGCACACGCGGGAGTTCACTAGTAGGTGAGCCTACTTAGGCGGAGCTAACTCCCCAGGTGTAATCGATTGTTCACAGTGTAATCGGTTGTTCACGTGAACCGCTGTTCACAGGGGGTGTGAACGATTGTTCACAGTCCAGGGGGTTGAGGGTGTGAACGTTGGGTTACAGGTGTGAACGTCTGTTCACGGTCAACGGGATATGCTACCCTGTGAACGATTGTTCACATAGAGGTGTGAACTTCTGTTCACGTTCCCCTAAACTCCGTGCGATATCAAGGGATTAGGGGGAACCATGAGTTTTCATGGTCCGGACGTAGGTATGGTGTGGGCTACTGGGGGGTGTTGCTCCGCTTTCCCTGTGATACTGCTAGGTATTCGCGGGGTAGAGTCTCATTCCAAGCTCATTGGGGGTGACACAGTATGTTGCTCCTGACCTTGAAGGCCAGTGGACCCAATGGGGAATGCTATGTAGATAGTTGCTGTATGTCTCTTGTGTTGACTCCTGAGCTTGCCTAGTGGGTGCTACCTGGTTACGGTACGCCGCGACCCTGGATGGTGTCAGGCGACGGGTGGTGCGTTGCTGTGCAGTCGCTTGACGCTTGATCTGTCGGTTGAGCTTGCGACGTTGTTTCTTCGATAGTTTGGATGCAGGGGATCCGCATACCTTGCGACGGGTGGCGCGGGATTCTGAACCATTTTGTGCGTGTTCTTCTATGTCCCGTGCACTGTAACCATGGTTCTGGGGGTCGTTTATGGGGTCGATAGCGTCGACGATAGGAGCAATCCCCCCCTTCCCTAACACCTTGCGTATGTTCCCCCGTAGCCGCGCGCGCTCGCTTGTATATTCAGCTTTTTGGGATGGGTCAAGGGGAGTACGGCACTCGGTACAAACGACCTTTAAACCGCTTGTATCAATGTCTACTGGCGCCATACATACGGGACATACTGCCCCATGGTATTGATACTGCTCCGCCCCTTCTACACTCCAACGTATGGATCCTTGTATACTGCCCGGTCCTTGTGTAGGGCCGTACCCGAATCCCTGCATATTGCGAGACTGTACACAAGCTAGCTTGCTATCTACTTGCCGCGATTGGCTGTCATTGCGACGTATAGAGGCTACTACAGATTGTATAGACTTGAGTAATATACGTTTATAGTGAACAGGGAGATTATCTACAGTGGTTTGTACATTATTGAATGATGATGCTACTTTGTATATTTCCCTAGTAGATAGGGATTCGAGATATTGTATACAACGTGTGTAGTATTGTGGGCCATACTCGCCAGCGACGGGAGTAGGTAGCCCGATGACATGATCGGGTGCGCGATAGCCTGTCACGTCCCTATGTACTAGGGACCATGACGGCCAGTGTACCTTGACCAATGGATCAGGTAGCAAGCAAGGGAGAATCCCTTTGTAGGTTTGCTGGAGGGTATCGGGGGATGGTATTAGGGGGGGAAGCACAGTACGGTGGGAGTAGGGCAGGAGCCCTACGCCAGGGACATGCTCGCGATCTTGTTGGTGAGATCCGAGCGCCGGTCCTTGGCAGTCTCGCCGGGCAAAGTGTCGCGAAGCGACCCCTTAAAGTCCGAGTAGGCCAGGGAACCATACGCCGCAATGATGCTCGCCTTAGACTTGGCCAGCGCGTCGACGGTAGCCGCGTGAACATCCGGACCGGTAGCACCGGCAGCCACTTGGACCGGGATGGTGGCGGATCCGGACTTGTTCAGGGGAACGGTGAGGGTAACTTTCTTTGGTGAATCGGACATGATATTCTCCTTTGTTGGTTAACTACAAGGGGTTAACGTGCCAAGTACTTGTCAAGGATCGCGGTAGTGCTCGCGGGGGTTTTGATGGACTTGCAAGGGATGGCCTTGCCGTTCTTCAAGATGATAGTGAACATGGTTGCTATCCTTTGGTAATTACCATCTGAGATTGAAGTCAGAGTAACCAAACAATTTGGCCACCCTTTTTGCTTGTTTCTTGATCTCCCCTCGGACAGCTGCTTTGTCAGTGGGGGAGAAGTTGTGATCATGGTTTTCATCTAAAGCCATCAAAGCATTCTCAAAGGAGTACAGAAGCCTGTCTTGTGCTTCCCGTTTTGCTTGTGTCTTTGTCATACCAGAAGAGTGGGTTATATGAGAGTATAGGTCAAGGGAAAAGAACCTATGATATTACGCTAGGTTACTGTGATTCAGTGGTATCTGCTATCCCGGACCATGCAAATAAGGGAGATCCCCAAGGGAAGGGATCTCATAAGATAGAATGAACCGTGATCCTGCTACCATCGCGCGCGTACCCGTACCGCCAGTGCTGGCCGCCGGACCACCACTGAATCGGTCGAGACAGAGTCAAGCGATGGATCCGGACAGAGGACAGAATGTTAGCTAAGTGTAGGTAATGACAGATGGAATGCATACCTACATGATATGAGAGGTATCCTACAGTTACATACCAATACAAGGAATACAAGGTATTTCTATCCTACACTGTAGGGAAGTGTATACAATCCACCTATAGGTTTTCTGTAGTGATAACAGATAGTTACGCTGGAATCAATTCTAAGCTCATAACCTATACTCCTATACCAGGGGATACCTCGAACCGGTAGGGAGCCTCACAGGACCTAGAATAATAGGGTCCATCCAGACATGGTTAGGGTTTCTGGAACCTAGTGCCAAGTCTATAGACAAGGTAGACAATGACCCCTTTTCCTGTGTAGGGTAGGGTAGTGTGGAGTAGGTAGCAGCCTACAGTGGGGGGTAGGGTAGGAGTAGGGACCGGGGTACGGTATACAGGGGAACCGGTCCGGACCTTGACCACCCTCGCCCGCCGGACAAGGGTATTCCCCTTGAATTGGGGTACCGAAATGCCGGATTTCCCACGCGGGGGGTCCCATCACGCTATCAACTACTCGGTCCTTAGATACATAAGTATATACTCCCGTGACAACCCCCATCACGATATCGTATCGAAAACTCCCCTATGATGATTCATATACTCCCATAACAACTCCCGTCACGCTATCAAATACCCCGACCCCCCATAAACTGGCATATACTCCCATAGCAGTTACCGGTGGACCTCGTGACCCCTCCTGTACTACATTCCCGACAGAGATTGGCGGCCAGCAACCGTTGCCCTCCAGGCGTCCTACCGCTTGGGGGGCTTTCTCTTTCCCTCCTGATGCAGCTATGAACCTGCAGCCGGCCCCCGCGGCGCCGGCCGTATTCCCTCTGCAGCACCTTCTCTTATCCCGAAGATCCTGACGGCCCTCTATTCTAAAAGAAAAGCTGGCCCCACATCTATTGTGCCACACGTGGCACCTGACAGGTATGTGTCAGTGTGCCACACCTTTGTGATGAAATACAGCGACAAGAAGAACCGCAAGGCGGTTGGATCCTTCGATTGGCAAGCGCAGGGGCGGCCGGAAGTCAACCCGTTCTCGGCGGGTCAGGAAACCTTCAGCGCCGGCATATTCATGTGGAAGCTACGGCCCGCCAAGAAGGACGGCCAGCCGAGGTACAAGAAGGGTCCGATCGTCCTACGTGTGAAGGGCTACGCCGCGGACCCGAGCAAAGACCTGTTCGTCAGCTACACCGTCGGGAAGGTGCTTCGGGTAGACATGGAGAAAGGGGAGGTGGTCCTGCAAAAGATACTACGATGTGTTGTGGCGGATCGCCAAGGCCTACAAGACACCTGACCAGCTCCGTAAGGATCCGAACGTGGAGGTCCTGGGCCTCGAGGAAGTCATGGAGATGGCCTACCAGAACATCCAGACCGAGGCCAAGAACGCTATCCGTCGACGGCGCCGGCCTGCAGAATAAGGGGAGAACCATGGACAAGTTCAGGAAAGGGGACCTGGCCCACTGCACCAGCGGGGACCCGACGATGAAGATGACACATACGATGTGTTCCCAGCTGGGGCAGTGGTGGGCCGAGATGGCCCCAAAAGAGCTGCCGGGTCTCCTGCATGTTAATGGCCTCCGTACATGGATGGAAGTCAGGGGGACGGAGGCTGAATATGATATCCGCCCGCGCGCGCTAGAGTTTGCAGCCCGTCTCGTGGTGGACCCAGACAAGGAGAGCCCCGACCTTCCTCCCTCTGTCCCGAAGGAGTTTAACGTATCCTTCCTCGTCCCGAAGATCCTCTTGGCCGGCAAGAGCCGTCAGGAGGCCGAGGGGGCCGCCCGCCATCATATCTGCATACTGATGCCGTTCAGGGTTCGTGAAGCCCATGAGCCGGGGTTGAAATGACCAGGTGGAGGGTGAAGAAGATCCCACCTAAAGGGGCCAGGACCTGGAGGTACACCTGCTCCAACGGAGAGCTGACCTGCGGGACAGAGCACAGGAACCCAGAGGCCGCCCGCCAGCACTGCATCGCCTTAAATGAGCAGGCCGCGGAGGGGAGAAATGAAGGAGCACAAGGTGGTGATCACGGGGAAAGCGGAAGTCCGCTTCCGGAAGGTCGTGATGGTCCCTGAGGATGAGCTGGAGGAGTACTGCCAGCCGGAGGTCCTTGACATGCAAATCGATGATGAAGACCTGGAGGACCGGATAGACCAGATTGTCTCACTCGAGCACACGGTGGATGGGGGAAGCCCTGATGGCTGACAGGAGCATTGCTGAGATCGTGCTGGCTGTCCAGGAGCAGGAGGAAGTGTCTGATGAGGAGCTCCGGCTCTGCCTGCTCGCCCTGGACTACAAGGCCCAGCTCGCTCAACGTAGGATCGAGAGCGCATTAGAACACGGCTCCCTTTTCAGGCTGATGCACAGGACCAAGTTGCAAGCCTTCACGGACTGGCACACGTTCAACAATACAACACCGAAGAAGTACCTTGGCCCTCGGTATACCCCAGGGACTGAGGAGAACACCAAGGGCCGGCGGATGAGCAAGAGGATCATGGATGCAGCGATGAGCAAGAAGGGTGGGTGAGAGGACCGGGACGAGGCTGTCGGGTTCCAGTGAGATAGGACATCAGCTCCTGGGGCGGCACAACTGGGATCAGAATAGCAGCCTGAGGGGATGAGGGCAACCAAGGGTTGACAAAGGTGCCACGTGTGGCACACTCCTTCGCATGGACGAACCTATCAGGTACAGAAGGCGGGGGATGAAGACCCGGACGGGCCTACGGGATACCCTTCTACGGTGCGCTGAGCTAGAGAGGCAAGTAGAGCTGAAGGCCGGCGCTCTCCATAGGGTTGCCAAAGAAGCCGAGGTCCCGCGGTTGCTCCAAGACCTGATGAGCTACTGCCACGAATTTGAGATCCGGGTGAAGGACGATCTGCGGGAGACCCTCCCCTTTTGCCCAAGCCTCTTTCGGATTGCAGACAAGCATCGTCTCGAGCGAGTTATTGCAGTGGGAACGTGTGCTACGAGGTGCCCCAGCTTCACCTTCGTCGGAGCATCGGATACGACTGGCTACTTCTCGGGAACACGCCAGGGCTGACAAGATTCTAGGACAGCGTCTGCAGTGCCTGATGTTGATCCTGAATCATCGAAGAGTGGTTATTGTGTGCTCTGACGAAGAAGCGGCCAAACAAGAAGCCCAGGCGATCAAGGAGTTGGCTGCCCTACTCGGATTGGGGGAGCTGATCGAGGGAGAAGAAGAATGAGGCTGAAAGATTCACTTCGGGATGAGGGGGACTGGACTGCTCTTCTGGACTGGGTGGATGGGCGGTTAGGGACTACGCCGGATGAGCCTGCTCCTGCGGTTAACTTCCTGGAGCGTTTCGTTGCGGGGGAGATCTGGGTCAAGGCCGAGACGTGGGGCCAGCGTGCTCAGTTCTTCTCGGCACTATGTGCTGCGGAGCCTTTGTTACGGCAGACGGCCCCTTTACCAAATCCCTCGGATGCCCCCTACCTTCGTGCCCGCGAATACCTGGTCGCCCTACAAGCTCGCACCCCCTTCGAGGGGAATAGGTTGAGGGGGAGTATTGTGGTCTCGGTTAATACAGCCTCGGGGGTGGGCGTCACAATTGCAAAGAGTGATGAAGCGGTAGAGATCCTTCAGAGGGAACAGAAGTTACAAATTGTCTACCATCCAAGTCCGGCTACTCCAAAGCGAGACTTCCGACCTGCCTGTGCCAACTGCAAGGATAAGAGGTTTGTGAAGTACGCCGGGGGGGATTGGTACCCGTGCGAGCCATCAGATCCAAATGAATGGACCAGGCCCTGCCCTGTCTGCACCAAGGAGTGAGAACATGCTGAGTGATTTCCCCCTAACGAGGGTTTGGGTGCACAAGCTGGCCAGGTACGATGGGGAGCGGACCAGGATAAACGAGAAGGTCGCAGCCTCCATGATGGGAATGGCGATCGTCCCGACGGCGAAGATGCGTCGGTCGGTGAGTGGGGGCCGTCGGTCTTGGCTCCCGATGCCGTTGAACTTGGAGATGCCTCGTGCCGCTTACGTGGTGGGAGTGAAGTACCTCCAGACAGGTTCTCCTACTTATGGCCACAATGATGCAGGTCCCCTTCTATTCGATGAGGCCGAAGCGCGAGTGCCGGTGCTTGAGTGCCGGTTCTGGCCGAGCGGGAAGTCCTTCTTCGTTCCCTTGGGAGGTTGGGTCTTATGCGAGGGGAAGTACGCTGGCCTTCGCCCGGTCTCTCCCCAGCAGCGATCCTGGGATGAGACTCCCAAGAAGACGGGTGACGATGCCCGGAAGGTGCTGCGGGAGGATGCATCCAAGCAGAAGCGGGGGCCCAACGGGGGATTCATCAAGGGGGGGAAAACTGATGGGTAGATTTGTCCTCTGGTGCGATGTTGACGGTGTGGTTTCTAACACTGTGGCGGGGATACAGATCGAGGTGGCTCGGAATACCGGTGTAGTCTTTCGTCCTCAGGATGTAGGCCAGCAGGCTGTCACCCAGGCCCTCGCCGACTCTGGCCTCTTTGAGAGTGGTTCGGACATGGAGGTATATGTCAAAGAGGCTATCTATAAGGCCTTTGCCAGCCCTTTGTTCTACTCAGCGTTGGGGCACTATCCTGAGGCCTGGGCCGCGGTGGTATCCCTGTTGATGGCTAAGTCTCAGAAGGAGCTCTGGGCAGATCTGGTTGACGTCAGGTTCCTGACAGCCCGCCCCTTTGAGACGACCCGTATGCGGGTAGCTTCCCAGAAGTGGATCTCGGACAGGTTCGGCTGGGATGCCCTACTCTACTTTGAGCGTGCCCACGGTGCCAAGGACAAGGGAGAATTCCTGAGTCAGTGGGGTAGGGAGGCTGCAGAGTCTGAGACTTGGCTCATCCTCGAGGACAGCCTCGAGCAGGTCTACGGAATTCAACGAGAGATCATGGCAGGCTGCTTGCCATGCAAAAACATCTTTGTCTTCTTGGTTGATCGGCCTTGGAACCAGATGGGTTGTAAGGGGAACGATGAGATTCTTCACAGTCTGGCTAATGGGCAATGGATAAGGATTTCAGAATCGGGGTTGGAGATGGCCCTCAGCAAGCAGGTTCTGCAACACGCGCAGGATAACACTGAGGAAGAGGGCTGATGGGTAAGTATTGGGATCTGACTCTTCCCCAGAAGAGGGCTTTGGTTGTACTGGGGCACTATCTACTGAAAGTCCATGCAGGCCCCAATCCCGAGGATGCGGCAGATGGGATCCCTGCCAGGGACCTACTACCTGAAGAACCATCAAGGTCCCGAGTGACCCAACAGGTTGCCCTAGTCCTTTCCCGACTGTCTCGACGTCGCCCCCCTCTGATCCGAATGACGATGGCTAGTAAGGGCCATAGCTCTCCGACAACTTACAATCTCACTTCGACTGGATGGGACTTCTATAATAGATTCTGCGGGGAGCTGCACCTGGACCAGGCCGCCGAGCGGATGTCGTGCGGGGCCTGCGTCCATCGCTGCTCCACGTGCGGGCTGCCTCACGATGGAGACCCGAACCACTGGCGCGGCGACCGGCACATGGTGGCGGATCCAGGTGCGGGGTTTGCCGGGTGCGCGGTGGCGGATTTGGTTGAGTGTGGGGCGGTGGGGGCGGGTGCGAAAATGACCGCTTGCAACAAGGGAGGGACGAGAAATGAATCCAAAACCTAACAGCCGAGATCAGATCCTGGCATTCGTCGGGGATATGAAAAAGAGGGCGCGCGCAACAGGTTCTGGCGGTGAGGAATATGCATACGACGTGGTTGAGGGATTCATTCAGTGGATGACACCTGATCCCGACGCGGCCCCGGCGAAGAGTGCGGGGGAGCGGGTGCTGGCGCTGGACTGCGACATCTTGCACTTGAGGCACCCCGGCGAGTGGTGCGTCGTCAACGGTCACATGCGCGGCACAGGCCCGGACCCCCGAGTCGGCAGCGGCTGCGGTGCTCCGGGGCTTGAAGGAGTGTGAGTGATGGGACACATGAGACACCATTCAATAATCGTGACCGGGTGCATGGACGGCGCACTGGACAAGGCCCACGACGAGGCGGTTCGTCTGTTCGCATGGGTAAGCCCAAGATGCCCAGACCAGACCAACGGCTACCGCTCCTTCTTCATCCCGCCCGATGGAAGCAAGGAGGGTTGGGATGAATCTGAAAGCGGAGACAGTCACAGGAACGCGTTCGTGGCCTTCCTCCAGTCACTCCGGTATGAGGACGGCTCATCTCCCGTTGACTGGGTCGAGGTGGTTTTCGGTGACGATGGCGACTGGACCGAAGTTACGCGGGAGGTCAATAAGGACACCACCAAGGAGCCAGAAACCGATGCATAACCAGGACCAGGAACGCGAGGGGCTGCGGGCGCTGGACACCGTGCGGCACTATATCAACGCGACAGGCCGACTCGGCATACACCCCAAGGCAGAAACCCTGGAAGCCCTCGCGACCCTGACCCGGCTCGTGTCCGGGCGTCAAGATGTGGCGGACGGCGATGCACCGCTGGCACTACAGCGCCTGGAGCGCAACCATATTCGCAACTGCAACGGGTGGGCGCCAGATCAGGCCGTAGCTGACCTTGCTACCGTGTGGCGGATTGTTTCGGGGAGTCGAGTTTAGGTGGGGGTTGATGCGATTGAGGCGCTGGAGCGGGAACGTGACGCGCTCCGATCCGAGGTTAAGGGTGTGCGCACATGGGCCGGCATAGAGGCTGATAACGTGGATGCGCTGAACGTGGAGCTGGCCCGTGTTCGGAAGCGTGTAGCCGCCATGACCGTTAGGATAACTATCCAGGCCAACCGTGTTCGGAAGCAGATATCCGCCATGACCGCCGCCCGCGCACTGTTGACCAGGTGCATACCACTAGCCAAGAGCCACGACGAGACCCTGTATCAGGACATCGTGCGGGCGCTCAAGGATGGGGAGAAAAATGGATAGTCAACAAAAAATGCAGCGTGAGATTGCCGCACTTAAGGACAGGATTGTCGCCGTGGCAGAGGAGAAGGACGCCGAGATTGAGCGGCTGAGGCGGGAGCGAGACGAAGCCCGCGCCGGCGTCACCAGGCTACAAGGTGTGGTCGAGATGCTCAAGTCGGGCGGGGCGGGGTGATGAGCACATGCAACTGCGGGCCGCGCGGACATGGCCCAGAATGTACAGCGCAGGCAGGGGAGATATCCCGGCTCAGCGAACAGGTCCGGGAACTGAAAAACGGGGTGGGAGCCACGACCGAGCGGTGGGAGATGGGGAAGTACGCGCAGATGGTCTATGAGCGCCACGACTACAAACAGGGATACTGGGAGCAAAAATTCGGATTCCGGGTTGGCGACCGGATCTGGTGGGTGGGCGTGGAAGGGTACGGCCACGACGAAGAACAGAGCAAGAAGGACAAAGGGACTTGCCGCGAGATAGTGCGGCGCTTGAATGCCGACCCCGAGCCCGGCGAGTAACCGGCAGGGGGCGGGGGGTTGACTTCTGTGGCGCACGTGGCACACTCTGCTGGACTATCTAATCTGTGATGAAATACTGAGGAGGAAGAGATGCCGAAACAGCCCAAGACCATTAAGTACTCACCGGCGGATGAGCGCCTGCTGCTGGAGTACTGGAACAACCACCACAGGGCCTGGCAGTATCCGTCGGCTTCTGACCTGACCCTGTGCCGGAAGATCGTTGCGGCGCCACAGAAGTATGGAGACATGATGGAGATGTCGGTGTGCCCTCACGGGGACCTGCAGGGACGCGAGAGGTTCCGCCTGACCCCGGTGGGCCGTGCCCGGGTTGGTAAGGACCTGTAGGTGGGGCGGCCAGATCCCATACTGGAGATGATGAAGCCTCTCGATGGGGCTGACCGGATCTTGGCTGTGCAAACCTACCTCCGGCAGATGCTGACACTGTCATGCTCCAAGGCCGGTGTGACCGTTGAGGCGTATCGTAAACTCGAGCCGGCCTGGTGCAAATTCATCGATAAGTTCCCCGATGTGGGGGTAGCAGGTCTGCAACACCTGGAGCCAGCTTGGCAGCAGATGGCCAGTCAGGCATTTGTGTGGGCGGACCTGCCGGAGCCAGGGGAGACGACTGAAGGAAAACCCCTGAAGGTGCTGGAGGTGAAGATATGAGCCGCGAAGGTCTGACGTCCCATCCGATCGTTAACAAGATGGCGTCCCTGCTGCTTGATGAGGTCCAGGAACATGGCCTGGAGGCATTGGTCCTCCCTACCGGAGGCGGCCTGGACCTGTCATTGTGTGTCCAGAGAAAGAACTCTGTGCGCAGTCTCCTGCGAATCGAGGTAGTCTTCGGCAGGGAAGAGAGCGGTTCCGACTTGCTCCTGGTGGTCATGGACTGCGACTGTATCGCTGAGACCCACAAGGCGATCATGACCAATAAGGGGAGAGGAGGTCCTGACTCTACCTTGGTGTTCAATACAGGGGACCTGGAGACCGATCCGAAGTTGCCCGATGCTGTAGAGCAGGTCAAGGCGTTGGTCAAAGCCTGCGCCGGACTGTAGAATAAGTTCTTCTGAAGACCGGGGAAAGTGAAAGTACGTGGCCGCAAAGAAGAGACAGAAAAAAGTCGTAAAGGTCCGACATCGTCCCCCCCTCCATACCACCATCTCGAAGTACGCCCGGGGATTGCTTGACGGCCTGATTGCTGATGTCAAGACCGCGGGGAAACCCGAACTCAAGCAGTCAGCCATCCTTGATCGCTGCATCATCGCTCAGGTACCGAAGCTTCGGGAACAGAATGGTCTCCCCCCGGATCCCGAGCAGGTCGCCAGAGAGGGGGGCAAGTAACCCCTTCCCCCCCTCCCCCCTTATGCCCCGACAACCGGCCTCGATTTATCTATACCAAGGGGACATGTTTGATGTCCTTCCTTACCTGGTGCGTGCCGGGTTGGACCTGCAGTCCATCTTCACTGATCCCCCCTATTCCGATGTAACCTGTGATGGCCACAACAAAGGAGCCTCTGGTGTAGAGGGGCGGGGAGTTATTGAGTACTCGAGCTGGGGGGCGGAGGAGGCCCGTCGGTTCTGTCGAGAGATTGCTGTATTGGCACATGGATGGGTTGGGGTGCTGACTGACGACATTCTGGCTGCTGTGTTCCGTGAGTATCTGAAGAAGCCTGTTGCAGACGGGGGGGCTGGTCGGTACAGCTTCGCACCGGTACCCTGTGTTGTCCCTGCCAGCCGGGTCCGGTTCCAAGGAGATGGGCCCCCTTGTGAATCCCACTACCTGGTGGTGGGCCGCCCGAAGCAGGACAGGTTCGTCGGAGGCTGGTCCCCGCGGGGATACTATATCGGGCATCGGGAGGAACCCTTGAAAGTCCTGGGGGGCAAACCCTTGTCCTTGATGGTCCCGATCGTGAGGGACTACTACTCCAGGGGGGCTGGTGGGTTCGTTTGTGATCCGTGCCTCGGTAACGGCCAGACCTGCATTGCTTGCTCAATATCGGGAATCCCGTCAGTGGGGATCGAGATGAGTGAGGAGAACCTGGACCTGGCGTATCGCCGATGTTTGGAACATGGTCTCCCTGTTACACTGGTCACCTAACGGAGGACTTGATGTCTGATTACCCTACTCTGAGACTTACCAAGCCGGCGACCCACAGCCCTGCTGTTACCCGTCTGCAGGAGCTCCTGGACCTTGCCGGGTTTGCTCTCCAATGCGATGGATGGTTTGGACGGGAAACCCATAAAGCGGTTGTTGCCTTTCAGAAGCTCACTTCTATCGAACCTGACGGGGTGGCCGGTCTGCGGACCTGGGCTGCCCTCGAGCCCCCGACGAATGCGGCCCCTCGTCCGGAAGATTCGGATCCGATCGTCAGCCGCATTGGCTACCATCCCAAGCCGCGGCTGTTCCAGCGGGTCAGGGAATGGGCCGATATCTGCGGCGTGACCCTGCATCAGATGGGGATCCTCGTTTCCGACACACCGCAACGTCAGGATACTCTCGGGGCACATATTTCTATCCTCCGCTCGGGTGCCATCGTCCGGGTGAACCCGATGACAGACATGATTTGGCATGCCCAGAAGCTGAGCCACAAGACCGTTGGGATTGAGTTCAATGGGAATATGGAGGGTATCGAGGGGGACCGTTCTACTCTTTGGGGAGATGCCGGCCCTCATCCTGTAACTGATGCACAAGTGGATGCGGCCAACGACGTCCTGTTCCCTTGGTTGGTTCGATGTTTTGAGGCCAATGGGGTGCACTTCAGCAACGTCCATGCACATCGCCAATCCAGTGGTACCCGACGGGCCGACCCGGGGTCAGAGATCTGGCAGCGGGTAGGGATTCCGTGGATCGAGAGGCTGAAGGCACTAGGGATGGGCAAGCGGGGGGACGGTGGAGCAGGGTTCTCGGTGGGGGACGGTCGGTCAATTCCGAAGGAGTGGAACCCGGAGTACCCTGGGAAGTACTGACCGGCGAGGCCCTGAGATGCTCTGTGCCGGGCCGAACCCACAATCCGGTACACCTGCATTGCCGGGTCCGGGCTCTGTCGGGGGCGTGTGCGGTGCGAATTGTGGCGGGGGTGTGCGGGTGGGGGTGTCTACGGGACGGAGGCGGGAGTCGCGGCGCTCTCTGCCGGCGCTGGGTCGGGTGTTGGGCACACCGGGCAGACCTTATCCGGGCACTCCAGCAGGCCGGCGAAGAACAGGCACCACGACTGCTCCATGCTCATGGGGTCGGGCCACTTCTTGAGGCACGCAGCCCCGGCCTTGTCGGCCCCCTTGGCAAGCAGGTCGGCCTTCACTCCCTGGGCGATGTTGGTGAGCATCGGGCTGGGCCTGAAGCCGTCGCACCCGTTGAGGGTCACCAGGGCGATGAGGACGCCGGCCGCAATGACGAACATACGCACCGACTCACCGAGCTGGACGTATCCGCCCTCCTTGGACGCGGCGGCGCCGATGGCCGTGGCCGCCCTGATTCGCCCGAAGATTGCGAGGCCTCCGGTGATAGTCATGAGCAGGGTTTTGAGCCATGCGGGCAGGTAGGGGTCGAGCACGCCGGTCATCTCGTGGGTGGCCCCCTGCGCGATAGTCGCCAGGGCTGCCAGGATGGTGAGACTCAGATACCAGGGCTTGGCCCCGTTTGTTTCCTTGGTCATGATTCTCCTCCTAGTACCTTGCGGCACCATGTTGTCGAACGTGGATTATACAACCCCCAGGGGCACCTCTTGCAAGCGGGGATATTGGGCTTGGCTTCGCACTGACGGCGGGACCGGACCAGCAGACGTGCCGCCTCGGCCGCGTTCACGTAGAAGTCCTGCAGCGCCTCCCTGAAGCGGTCGCCCCCGCGGGTGTGTACATCCAGGGCGCGAACCTGCCAGGGGCCGACGTCTGCCTGCTTGCCGTCTCGGCGCACCACCATGCGGCACCGACTCTCGGCCTTACATACCTTCCAAAGCAGTCCACGGGGCAGGTCACGGGCTCGCTCTAGGGCACGGATGTAGGCCCGGCGTTCGGACCTCGCCGCCTCGGCTTCAGCAGGTCTGCACCCCGTCCTGAAGGCGAAGAAGGCCACCGCCGCAACGATCATGAACAACAGGCCCACAGCCCATACTGGCAACAGGCCCTTGCGTGGTCCGGGGATGACGTCCAGTTCCGCCAGTGCCAGGTCGACTAGGTTGTCCATCATTTCTTCAGTAATACCTGGGGCCTCAACCACCTTCTCACTGCAACCGTTCGGGCAGATGGCACGGGCGGGCTGACGGCGCGGGTCCCCGCCCTCGTTGCCGCGCACCCGGTCCGGGTCCCAGTAGCGCACCTTGATTTGCACAGGGGGCCGCGGTGGCTTGCCGCACCCGCAGGAGAGCTCCACGTCGGCCCATACGGCATAGGTCCCCTTGGTTGGGTCATGCGGGTTCATCTGTGGCGGGTGGATTTTGTAGACGTGGAGGACTTGAAAGAGAGTGGGCATTATCTGCGCCTGCGCGGCCTGTACTGCCCGCGGCTGTTCTTCTCCACGAGCGCGTCCATTTTGATGTTCATCTTACTGCGCCACAGATCGGCCTTGTGGCTCTCGTCTTTGATCAACCCTTTTACCTCAGCCACATCGTCCTTGTGATTCTCCCGGGTGACGTAGGATTCAAGGGCGTTGGTGATGGTCGGGTGGGATTCCTCAATTGGTGGGGCCCTGTGGGCGGTCATCGCTGCGGCGTCTTTCTTCTCCACCGCATCATCAAACCACTTCTGCCCAGCGATAAACCAACCCAGGACAAGGACGCCGCTGAACAGGAGCGACCCCAGGAGTTTGATTGTTACCTGTTGTCCATAGAACCCAGGTCCGGGTGTGGGGGGAAGTGGCTGGGCGTTTACCTGACTAACTTCTTCCATTTCGTCCTTCTCCATGCGCCCTCCTGGCGCCGCCCGCAGTGACTGCGCCGTCCCGGGCGCGGTGCCGCACTCTCGCCCTTGCTACTGGATCTCCCACGCCTCGTCAAACCCGGGGTAGTCCTTGGTCCTGGTGGGTGGCCTGAACGTTGAATGGGTCTCGTTTCCATCCACCACCACGGCATAGATCCACCCATCCTCTGGTGCTGCAACAGGAGGGGTTCCGCGCACGTCGCCCTTTTTGCAGACCTCGTACTTGGTGGACCGCTTGAATTTCTTCCCGGTCGTTCGCCTCTTCAGTTTCTTTGCCATTGGGTTCCCCTACAGATTGGCCAGATACAGACCGCGAGTCTCGCAGGTCACGGTTCCTGACCCGGTCGCGTTCAGGCACTTGAAGATTACCGACGGATTGATGTTCATGTCTGCCACGGCGACGGTCTTGGCCGTGGTGTGGACAGCCCACCCGGTAGCCCCTGGAAGCCCAGGATTAGAGCCGGCTGCGTTTCCTGAGTAGAATGCCTTAACCACTCCAGAGATTGGGTCGTAAATCATTCCAATCCAGAATGAATCATCGATGGTCGCGTTGGATAGCGTTGTGGTGTCCCCGTTCTCGGTGATAGTAAGCTTCCACGCGCCACCAGTCCGCTCCTGGAGAACGCCGACGTATTTGGCGAGACCGACAGGGGCAACGTACATCGCGAAGTATGTATCGTTTGCTGATCCGAGTTGCGTGACGTGGCACCAGCACGCAACGGGCCGCGTTGGGATGGATAGTTGCAATTCAGGTGCCGCCGCTGCTCCGTGAGTATGCGCCCATGTGTACTTGGAACCGTCGGCGGTGATGGTGTAGCCGCTGCCAACCTGCTGAGTCCATGCCGTGACGATCGGGTTGGCGGTGCAGTCGTCGGAGATGCCCTGTTTGGCTACGCCGCCGTCCAGGATGATTGTGCCCTGGTCGGTGTTGAACGGGGCGGCGGGGGCCTGAACCGCCGTGTCCGCCGTGGCCCCCTGCGCAGCCGTAGCGAAAAACCCCTCGCTCCTCAACGCAGCGTTGCCGAGTGCCACGGCTGCCACCCCCCCGGCGGAAGTTTTCAGGTATCCGGACAGCCCCGTGGTATCGATCTTGTCGTGCAGCACACCCTCGGCGAGTTGGCCGGTTCCGTCCAGGGAGGCGTACCCGCCGGCAGCACCCTTGTTGGCCGTGTCTTCGATGACCCCAGTTGTGCCATGGGTAGTAGTGAGTGCAGCATGGACCGAGACGGCGTTGGCCAACTCAGCCGCTGTTGTCACCGTGACCCCGATGATCGCTTCGAGCTTGCCCTCTGAATTGAGATCAGCGGTAGTCAGGAAAGCGGCAATCGCTGCGCCCAGTTCCGCTGTGGAGGTGAGGGTGACACCAGTGATCGCCTCAAGCTTGCCCTCTGTGTCTAGATCTGTACTTTGGAGGTACGGGATCAAGGCAGCCACCAGCTCGGCGTTGGAGGCCATGGCCTCACCAACAGCTGTCTCGAGTTGTGCCTGAGAAGTGATGGTTGTCCCCCCACCCCCTCTGCCCCTGCTGAATCCGCCATCGTAATCGGCCATCAGAATCTCCCTATACTGCTATCCGTGGTTCAAGTAGAACTCAATGTTGGCCACATTGGCAGGACCAACCAAACCCAAGTGGGTGCACCGGGGTGACAGCAGGAAGCCTCGTTCGTATCTCTGTGCCGGCGCTGGGGAATCCCACCCAACTCGCAGGGCCCACTTCCCGTTGAGGTAGGCGTACAGCTCCAAGGCTTTGGCACCGGCCACAGCCACATCGTAGCCGACTGAGCCTCCGTCGTAGATGGCCTTCTGCTTCGGGAGCTCCACGACGTGCGTCAGGCTGGCGGGGAACGCCTCGGTCAGCAGGGCTGCGTAGTTGACATGCATCTGGGCCTGCGCCAAGACGATGATGGAACCATGAGGGTACAAGACATTTCCGGGCATGGCGGTGACAGCCTCCGGTGAGGGGTTCAGTAGATATTGCTACCTACAGTAGCGCGGGGGGTGGGGCTGGGGCAAGGACTACGGGATGGGGGGTGTGACAGAGTGTGTCGCCGGTGTGCCAGAATGTGTCAGGCAGCAGGTTTGTGGGCCATCAGGTTCAAGGAGATGTTTTCCTGGCAGGCATAATCTTGACCCTGCCAGATCGCAGGAATGGATACTGCGTCCCAGGTTTGTATGTCGATGAAGTCTGCTTGGAGGAGGACCTTGGCTAGTTTCTCCCTTGTGAAGCACCACTTGTGACGGTCCCAGTCAGGGGTTGTGGATAGGCAAGGCCCAAACAAGGGATAGTCAGGCTCCGGGCCAAAGTATTCCGGGTCTTCAGGGGAGGTGAGAACACAGCCCAGGAGGACCTTCCTGAGATCAGGGACAGCAAGCCTGAGGATCCCCCCGGGGATCAAGGCCTGTCGTAGTTTGACCAGCAGAGCCGGAGCCAGATCCGGATATACATGCTCGAGGACATGACTCATGTAGATCTCAGAGAAGTGCCCGAGGGGTAGGTCATCAGCCATGATGTCCACTGCGAATCCTGCAGGGGACTGGCTGAGTCGTCCATCCGTATTGGTATATCCGACCAGGTCTTTACCCCCGCACCCGAGCTGGAGCTTGCTGCCCCGGAGAACCTGATTGAGTCTCGACGGAGGCATTACCGTTGGGGGATGCGCTGGTGCATGACGTCGAGAATGTCTGTTCGGGCGAAGCCGGCAGCTCCTGATGCGACGAGGGAGGGGACTTTGTCCTCAGCGGAACCGATGAACCAGCCGCGGCCGTCAAGTAGGTCCATCTGCTGGCAGTTTTTGAATCCGACCTCCTGCATGATCTGAAGCCAGGTGTTGCCGGTCGGGATCCACCAGTTCCAACCTACCTGGGAGGGCCCCCGGTACTGAGCGTGGGGGTAGAACTTGTCAGGCAGGGTCATCGTCTCGAACAACAGCACCCCGCCTGGGCGGAGCATGAGACGGAGGATGGCCAGGGCGCACGCTGGGTCTGAGCAGTGGTAAAGCACTCCCGGACAGTAGATGACGTCGTAGGTGGCCGACGGGTCCAGCAGGGATGCCTTGGGCATGTCGTACAGGCTGCAGCCGTAGACATTGTCACCCCGGATAGAAAAGACCTCCTTGTGGCGTTTGGACCAGCTTGCAAAAACCGGGACCTCTTCGACCACATCGACTTCAGCCGCCCCGAAGCCATCGAGGAGCATGACCTCGTAGCCGCACCAGGCCCCCACTACGCAGCATCTATGGCCCTGGGACAGGGCACGTAGGTCAATCCCGGTCTCTCTGAGCCTGGCCGCATTCAAGAGTCCCCGGGTGTGACGGGCACCGGCCGCACCTTGGGGGCCCATGGCGCCGATTACCTGAAGGCCTTCTCCGTAGTCATGGTCCTGGTCCCAGGCGTAGCAGTCCAGGGCCGTTCCCTGGTTAGCCGCCCAGGTCTTGACCCATACATCGGTTGGGTTCTGGTCCACGAAGTCAGAGACTTCCTGTTTGAAAGCTTGGGCTTGTGCATCACCGTGTAAGTCCCGGATCCGCTGCAGGGAATACCCCCCCATGATCTCCTGCTCGATGGCCACTCCTACTTCGTTCAGACTTCCTTGTCTCATTGCCTTGCTCCTCGATTATGGAGTTGTCAGTTCTTGATCCAAAAAACAGGTCCCCCACCTTCGGGGATCGGGATGATCTCTGGGTCCTCTTGCCGTATCTCGAGGTATTCCTCGATGGCCTTACGACAGCCCCGCAATGCGTAGTCGTCGATGATGACAATCCCACCAGACTGGACCAAGTCGATGAGGGGCCAACACGCCTTGGTTGACTCATACAGATCTCCATCAAGCCTGAGCAGGGCGATCTGACGAATTGGGGGGTGGCCGATTTTATCCCCCGAGTGGATGGCCTCACGTATGGTTTGCTGAAACCACCCCTCGTACAGTGTGAATATCTGGGCAGGCATCCCCCTGGCCTCGAGGTTTTGATGCACCGCCGCCGCAGAGCATGCGCTGATACCAGAAGTCACAAGGGCGCCATCCTTGCCATGGGAGAACAAGGTGTTGTCAATGTTGTCTGTGTCTTCCGGTCCCGCATGAGGGATCCCTTCGAAGCTGTCAAGCAGGTGAAAGTGGTGCTGAGGACTCGGTCCGGCTCCGGCGCCGCGCCACATGGCGATGACCTGTCCACCTGCGAACACACCGCACTCCACGATGTCACCAGCAATACGGTGAGCAGCAACATGCCGGGCCAGTGCCCAGGAGGATAAGAGGGTGGGTCTGGTAGACAGACACAGGGGGCCGACGTTGGAGATGAGCCAGTTCTGTTCCTCCTCAGGAGGCCAGTTGTCAGAGAGGATCGAGGGCAGCTCTTTTGAATTAGAATTCATAGTTTGCCTTGAGAAGTTCATCCCCAAAGAGTTCCTCCACACGAAGGATCATCTTCGGTTCAGTGTAATAAGACCGATACCCTGGTCGACGGGTGGACCTATTAATATGGGGGAGGGCAGGCATGTCGGTACCAGCCAGCTCACAAAATGCCTTCAGGTCATTGGCGAGGATTTCAAATCGGAGAATTTTGTCAACGATGCAGGTCCCTTGCACATCCATGAGGAATTCGTGCATGTGCAATGGGCGACTGGTTGTACTCCCTGTTGATTCTGGTTCAGACAGCCAATGGGTTGGGCATCCATGGGTGACCCAGGCTTCAAAAGAGAGATGCTGATAGATGTGGGGCGCAATGTTGGCACCCCGGCAAAAGTGGTAGAAAGAGACCAGTCGGTCGAAGGGGTTACGGATGATCGAGAAGGACAAGCCTTCTCTCCAGGTTTTCTCCCCAACCCTGTCGCGTATGGTCCGTGCTGGGAGATGATTGTGAGTTTCATCTACCAGACCTTGAAATGCTTGATAGATGCTTCGTGTCCCGGTCCTGGGGATGGAGACGAAGAACAGTTTTGGAGGACTCATATTATCAGATTCCTCTGATGTGCCACTGTCGAATGTCGTCCTGTGGGGTCGGGTAGGTTGAGCCATAGAGGAACGTGTTGGGAGGCAGGGGTTTGAGGCCCAGACGCTTGGCGAGTACTGTCATCGCAGGCATGTCATGGCGGTGACCTTGTACTCTCTCGTCGTCGCTGACAAAGCCCTGGGCCTTTCGCCAGGGCCCACACACTACTTCCGGATTCTGCATCATTTCACACATGCCCTTCAGGAAGGCATTCCCTGATGGATGGCTGGGGTTAACCCCCCAGATTCCGCCAGCGACGATAGGCTCAGCCATAGCCTGTTCTCGAGTCCAACCAAAAACCTTGAGTGCCCGGTCACTCGTCCAGTGCCCCATACAGCCACTCTCCTGGACAAGATAGACTCCGGTGCGTTCCAGCTCCCTAAAGACGGGCTCCAACGACCTACCTGGCCAGACGGAGGAATCCAGCCAGATGACCCCTGCTGGGGCCACATCTTTGTTTGCTTGGATAATGGTGGCAGCCTGATCTACGGCATAGGTTTTGAAGGCGTAAGGGAGTTGCTGGTGTGGGGGACAACCTGCGGGGAGAGTGTGTCTCCAGAGCATTTTCATGCCTCGGTAGTCCACACGGTCAAGTTCGAGACTCAACCGAGACACACCTGAAGCGTAGTTGCCGTTAACACCAATAGAGATGATGGCTCGATGACTGGGGGGAATCATTAGTGTCTACTCCCTACCAAGGATGGTAGTTCCACGGTGATGGCGAACGATGGCGAGGAACATCTCTACGACAGCCTCCCAGGACCACCAACGATAGGCCAGAGCTTTTACGTCTCTGCGCATCTGCTCCTTGAGTTTGTCCATCTCTGGATCCTGTCCGGGGGGCTTGGCCCATGTTTTGGCCAGGGCCAGAAGTTCGGAAGGCGTCCCCCAACACAAGGCATGCTTTCCGTCGACAATTCCCCAATGCTCTTGTCCCTTGAACCGTTGCAAGGCGATGCATGCACTGGCCGCCCCAAGTCTATTGAGGCGGTCCGAACTGTAAGCCGTTAGGTCCGGGGTAATCGAGGCGTTCACACTCAGGGCCGCAAGGTTGTAGACTGCGGGACAAGCTGCTCGGGGAATTGAGCCGAGTGTTTGGTCTGGTGTCCAACCGCTGCCGAAGATGAAGATGCCCTGCGGGTCGTGATTGAAAAGGGCTTCGATGCTGGACGTTCGAAGGTCGTAGTCGTAGGTTCTGGACCCGATGAAAACCGACGACCCTTGGAGTACTTCTTGGCTGACCTTCATCGGGATTCGATCTGGATCTGTCTGGTCATCGATCCCGATGTCGTAACCCACCTGGAGGTACCCGGGATGAGGGACTTCGTGCTGGGCAAGCATACGGCAGTAATCGATGTTGCTCTGGAGGCATAGGTCTGCGGCGCGGCCCGTGTCCAACATCCAACGGGTTGGCCGGGGATACCATTCCTGTCGAACATCCCCATTCCATGTTGCGATGACAGCTCCTGGGGCGCACAACTTTCTGAGCTGCTGGATGAACTCCGCTGTCCCCAGGAATCCTTCATCGTCCTGAATCTGGTACCAGACCAATGTAGGCCGCAGCTGTCGTGCAGCCTCGAAGATCGCCTGAGCCCGAACCTTTGGGCCAGCTGCTGCAAGGTCTCCACGAAGCCGAAGAACCTCTACTGTTTTGCCTATACGGCCGAAGGCCTCACGTAGGCCGATCTGGAGCTCAGCCTCGTGGGCCAGGGGTAGAAGTAGGAGTCGCTCTTCAGGCCCTGCCGGAATAGGAGAACGCCTGGGCATCTTCCCTGGCTCCGGGACGAGAAGTCGGGGCCACCAATCCCCCGGTGGGGTTGCGTCCAGGCGGGTAACCAGTCTGTCCAAAGAACCATCCCCATGTTTGGGGCCATACGCTCTGACGTTCTTTCGTCGGAGTCCGTCAGGAACCTGGTGGTCGATAGCCCGGATCTCCCCGGGAAAGTATTGTGCCCGACGTCCAGCTTTGACCAGTGCAGCTCCCTGCAAGGTGTCACCGGCGTATGTCCTATCGATACGATATTGACTGTCCCCCCAGAAACCTCCGATGAGCGTGGCCACATCCTCCAAGGCATTCCGTCTGGTCAAGGCGATATTGGGGTGGGCCGACTCGTTGAGGATCGACCTGAGTGCACCGGTGTGGTGGGGGGCAATCCAGTTGTCCCCCCCATCCGTTGAAAACTCGAAGCATACCTGGTCCAAACCTGGATCTTGGTCCAGACGATCTACTGCCTTACGTAGGGACCCCGGGACCAACTCCACATCGTCATTGGCTTGGAATACGTACTGCCCACAGCTTGCCTCGTAGGCGAGATTGAAGGCATCAATAGCCCCGGTCAATCCGCCGTGGACCACCCTGCAATCAGGTTGTTCTTTGAGCCATTCCAGAGTCCCATCTGTACTGCCTCCGTCACTCAGGATGAACTCAAATGGGCATGGGTCCATAACCTTGAAGTCTGCCCGGATGCTCCGTACCATACGCTTGAGGCTCTCCAGCCTGTTATATGTCCCGGAGATGACGGAGATCCGGACAGGTCCTGGCTGGGTCGGTCCTTTGAAGATGAAGGGGAGGTGGGCCTGAGGGACACGTCCATCACCATCGAGAAAACCTGTGTACTCTTGCCGTCTCCTGAGTTGATCACGCTCCGTCAGAAGCTTACGCATCAATTCTGAATCTTCTGGGCTGCGACTCGGAACCTGATTTACCACAACAGGGATAGTTGCAGATCCTTCGGGGGCCGAAGGGGGGGGAACATGGTGGTGCGCTGGGCTCCCCCGGTGGGCTGCTATTCGAAGCGCCTCACCAAGACACTCCCGCCAGTTCGACATGACATGGTGCCAGGTCCATTTATTACGGATGGCTGCCGCGGCCCGGTCCGCCATGTCCTGCAGCTCTTGACGCGGCCTGCGCCTGAGGTCCTCGATGACCGCACACAGATGGTCGACGGTCCGTTCAGGGAGCAAACGGCCGAAGTCCTCATTGATGGCCAGCTGGGCTGAGCCCACCTTGGTGGAGGTAGGGATGCAACCGCAGGACATACCCTCGAAGATCGGGAAGGGGCCCCCTCCCTCTCCCTTGGACATACAGACGATGACCCCGATCTGGTTGTAGAACTCGGGCATCTTGTAATGAGGCCAGGCTTGTTGTCCAGGCTGGGCGGTTGAGCTGTCGAGGATTGCGTGGGGGACCTTACAACGTTCGACTGCCTCCCGAAACATCCCTAGTCCCTTGTAGTCCTCCATGCCACCGACGGCTGGATTCATCCGTTGGCTGTTGCCCGTCCACCCGAAGACCAGGTCCCCTTTTGGTAGGGGGGTCTGGGCAAACAGGTCCGGATTGACACCGTTTGGAGTCACGATGATTGGGGGGAGGGCCTGCCCCTTGGCGAGCCTGACGATGTCATCCCGGACCATCTCGTTCCCGACTGCCAGGATGTCTGTGCAGCGCAACGTAGCCAAGAACTTGGGGCTGAGTCTCCCATTCGGGCCAAGGAAACTCATATGGTCGTCCACGCAAGACACCACGGCACCGGGTCGCATAACCGATTTGAGCCTGGGGGTATCGAAGTGCCACAACGAGATCAGGACGCTGTCTGGTTCCACCCTCTTGTCCATGTCTCGGCCGAGACAGATGTTCACTCCATCCACCATGTCCTGAAAGCCCCTGCACATCTCCCGGGCCTTGGCATGGAATACAGAATCAGGCAGATCGATGGTGAGGTAGGCTTTCATTATAGGATGCTCCGGAACTCTGAGGGGGGATTAAACTGAGGGAGTGTTCGGGTGCTGAAGTTTACGGAGCGGGAGTGGCTGTGAAGTTGGCCACACCGTGTGCACCACCGGCCGAGTCGTACTGGATGAGGATCATGTCGCCGTTGTGCTGATCCTGGATCTGGAACTCGTCGACCTGCAGGCCCTCGGTGGCGGAAAACTTCATGTAGGGACCCTCGCCGTAGTACTCGCCCGGCCCGGCAACCGCGGCGTGAGAGCCGAGGTTCAGGGTGTCGGTGTCGATGATCGCCAGGATCGCATTGACCGCGGTGCGGATGGTGTTGAAGCGACTGACCAACGAACCAGGGTAACGGCCGGTGAAGATCAGCGCCCCCTTGTTGAAGGCGTTGTTTGCAAGCAGGGGAAGCGGGGTAATGGCGCCCATGATGTAGGTTCTCCTTTATCAGGACAGTCGGCCGGAGCCGGTCCTGACTCGATGACCGTCCTACCCTAAGCCGGAGCCGGGCAGGTACGGCGAGATGGGGTTTGACTTCTCGCATTGAGCCTACTTCACCCGGACATCGATGGTCAATAAGGACGGCAGACTTTTGAGTTCATCGGGGATGGTTGTACCCCCCAATATGAGCAGGCCCGGACTCGAGGCCTCCTGGGTTTGGTAACGGGCCTGGAGGGTACAGAGCCTCTTGTGCTCAGTGACAACCTGAGTAAAGGCGCGCTTCATACTCATGCCCGTTCTGGAGCCGGTGGACATCTCGATGATCTCGAGGAGTATCTCACGAGCGCCTGGCTCAACCTCGATGGTACAACCTCGTTTACGCTTGTGTGCCATAACTGGGCTTGAACGGTAGCAAGCAAGTCGGTGAGAGTCAACAGAGTTTGCGGGGGTACTGACGATTCTGTGACACGGGGTTGCCGGGGGGGATTTGTGGTGGTAACGTGGCTGGTCATGAGGGATCTCAAAGACCGAATCAGTACGGCACGTGGGGGCAAGCAGGCGGTGTCCCCAGATGGTGCAACAGGGATGCCCAGCGGGACCCGAGAGGTTAGTGCCGGGGATATGGATGCCGGGGTCGCGGAGGAGTCTGGGCCCCCCGTCAACATCCAGCGGGTAGGAATGCAGACTTCAGCAATGGAACCTGCTGAGACTGCAGAGCCGGCGGAATGGTATGGCTCCTACGCTGACGGACGCCGCTACATCTCCCCCATCCAGTCCGACACTGATGCCGATCTGCTCATCCGGAACTCCTGGGTAATTTCCGGTGTGATCTCGGCCTACCTGGACAATGTGTATGGGCGGCGCCCCTATGCAGTGCCCAAGGCTGACCCGATGACCCCGGAGGGTAAGCAGACCATTCGGCAGTGGATGCGGATGCAACGAGTCAAGGCCGGGAGCACCGATAAGTCCTGGCTCGACATCAAGGATTCTGCCCTCGACAAGGTGTGTAGGCAGATCGATGCACGAGTAGAGCTGGAGTCTGCCCTGGTCGACGGGTTTTTTGCGACTTGTCAGGTGGACCTCCCATACGATCAGATGGCCTCCTTGGCCGGCTACGATCTCGAGGTGAGAGGGCGTACCTTCTTGGAAGTCCTGCGGGATGCTCCTGGTGGCAAGCCTGTTGGGATGGTGTGGTCCCCTGCCCGTTTCATCAGAGTTGAGCCCCCAAGCCCTGCGGTCGGGTTCTCTGATCTGATGGTCCACAACCCATTGGTTTACGAGAAGAACTTCAGGTTTCGTAGGTTCGTAGGGTGCTTCCAGTCTGCAAGCGCCAATGCTGTGAGTCCGGTGGCCTTCTTTAAGGACTTTGGTGACCCGCGGGTGCGTAGTCGCAGTGATGGACGATACTACGAGACCATGGACCAGCTGCTTGCCCGAGAAATGGGGGAGGAAGTTGGGGGGTACGGGGGAAACAAGCAGCGCCGCTGGCCTGTCGGGACACCATCCACTGAGATCGTCCGGATGGTGCATACGGCGCCCTGGGCTGCCCTGACGGGGATGGCCCCTTGGTACTCCACCAAGACAGAGCTCCTCGGGATCCGAGAGTGCGCCCAGGAGAATCGGGGCTTGCTGTCGGGCCAGTTGGTCCCTCTGCTCCTCTGGATGATCCACGGGGGGCAGCGCATCACCCCGGACCAGACAGAGCTGTGGCAAAAGGATTTGCAGGCTGCTGTCAAGCCTGGCGAACGTTCGGTCGTCATCATGCAGGTCATGTCCGACGCAATGGCTCGAGCAGGCAGTCGGGGGGCTGGGGAGCCCAAATCATCCATTGTCAACACCCGGCCGGCTCAGCAGGAAGATGCCCTGGCCATGAAGTACACCGAGCAGAGCTACCGGACTGCTCTTCGGGCCTACCGGATGAACCGGGCAGCCCTCGGGGATTTCGAGGGGATGACCCAGCAGGAAATCCAGGAGGCCCTTCGGTATACTGAAACGCAGGTCTATGGTCCTCGTGGTGAGTCCTGGTGTGCCGGATTGCAACCTATTGTGGATGACCTGGGTTTGTTGGCTACTCGACTCGAGCGGCCAACCCGGGCTTCTCTGGCCTTGGGGGAGTTGTCTGAGATCCTCGAGCGGTTGGGGAAAGAGAACTTTATTACCCCTGAACAGGCCTGGCCTACGGTACGCCGAGCCATGAAGGATCTGGGGAGGATTGTCCAGGACAAGGGGCAGTGGAGTAAGTATCCCCGGCGGGTTGTTGACGGATTCATGATGGCTCGTGTCCCGCAGGCCGCGGGTAAGTTCATGGGTTTGGATGCCAAGTACATGCCTCCTATTGAGGCCACCGACAAGATGGACGGGAACAATAAGGGTCCGGTTGTACCGGCTCCGGCACCTGTGGAGGACCCCGAAGATGAGTAAACTTTCCAAGATGGAGCAGGGCAAGCGGCTTCTTACCTCCATGCACGGACAACGGCAGATGTATGAAGCCCGAGAGCGGGAAATGCTCCGGCGGGCTGTCATTGATATTGGAGTCCCCCCAGTCGTTCGTGAACTAGTGGCCTGCAATGCCGACAAGGGTCCTCTGATCATGACGACGATTGCGAAAACTGTCCGTCGGGCCATGGAAGACCCCAGGACACGGCCCCTGTTTCCAACCGATGCAGCTTTCAAGGATCGTCTGGAGATCGTGTACGACTGTCTAACCCGTATTTGCGGGGACGGACATGCCCCAATCAAGCTCGCTGCGGACCGTCTATGGGACATGGTTCTGGCACGGATGGCGGGAGGTGGGCACCCAGACGACATCGCTGAGCAGCAGGTCACCACGAAGGGGGGGGCAGACATCACAGGAGATGAAGTCACCGACGGTACGTTGGCTCGGGCTTGGGGGAAGAGTGAAGGGGAGGGGGTAGGTATCGCCCGACTGGGGGCCAAGGACATGGTTGACTTTCGTGACCAGCCGTCTGGACAGGAGGAGTAGATGCCGCTGTTTCCGAAAGCTGAAGCTGTAGATCCCTATGAGGACCGAGAGGACGTAATCTGTCGGGCAGCCTGGGTTGTAGCCGAGGCCATCAGCGAAGGCCTTCGTGAGGGGCCCGGTCGGGACCCTTCTGGCTGGGCTGCGTCCAACCGGGACAGGATTCTTGGGGCGTATCGCGAACTTCATGCCATGTTTGGTCGGGCCTCCAATCTCGCCGACCGAGTGATTGCAGCGGAGAAGGCCTTCGTTATGGCTTTGGACCTTCTCAAGGTCAAGACTCGCTACAACGACAAGTTGTCCGAGGCCGCGGGGATCGGGGTTGCAGAGGGATGGGGGGACGACCTTGCCCCGAATGAGGCTGCACAGGCGTGCATAGAGGCGCGCGCCCTGGCCCCAGACTGCATCATGATCAGTCCAGGGGACCTGGAACTGGCTGCCCGCATTGGCTCTGAAGGAGGCCAGCCTGAGCCGGTTCAGGTCCATACGACAACCGCAGCCTCCGGGATCGTAGGGACCTCCATGCTTCAGGCCTTGCTCCCGCCCGGGCTGGTGAGTCCTGTCCCCCTGCTACCTGGAGCGGGAGATGTACGGGGCATTGAGGACATCCCCTCGATGGTTGCTGGCCTACCTGTCTACGACCTAGCCCTGGTGCGCGAGGGGCTGCTGCAGCAGTCCGGAATCGGGTCTTGGGATGTTCAAAGGTATCGGGCGGGCAAGGCTGTTCCACAGGTTTCCTTTCTGAACTACAAGCCCGGGCAGACGGTGGCCGGCGCCAAAGAGGCGGGGCTGCAGCCGGTGGAGTTCACGGTCCCGTTCGAGGTGGTGGGTTGTGGGGCTGGTGCCCTGGCGACAGATGCTGAAAGTCGTGCCCGGGTGGAGCAAGTCCTGCAACGGTTCTCTGGGATGAAGAAGGCCGGGGACAAGCACGATCCTCGGGGGACCATCCCCTTCGACATGGACGGGGACTTCCCCCTCCACCAGATCGTGACCGGTGAGGTCCTCAAGCCGGACACCCCTGATCGGAGCACTTCGTATGATGAGGTGACCGGGGAGAAGCTGTCCGACCATGACATCTACGATGACCCGACGATTCTGTTGTCGATGTTCTGGTGGATGGCCAACGCCAAGAGCCGTGTGACCTTTCTGCACACCGAGGATGGTGGCAAGGATGTCTCGGTGGATGTTCCTGTTCTGGCATGTTGGCAGCAGAGTCCCGATCGGACTTATGTTCGGGACGACAAGTCGGAGAAGATTGTCAAAGCGGGCACCTGGATGCTCACTGTCTGGGTCAAGTCCAAGCCTATCTGGAAGCTGATCCTGGACAAGAAGATCAAGGGTTTCTCGATCGGCTACATCGCCATGGGGCGCATCGAACAAGCAGCTGCCTGATCTGCTGGACTGAGCCAGTCTGACGCATCTGTGCCAGATTGTGCCAGATGGGGGTTGCCAAGTGTAGGGTGATGGGGCATTCTGCGGATCAAAGCCTATGCCCCGTGTATCCTTCATAATGGGTCTCAAAGAAAGACTCCGCCGCCTGTTCTGGATTCGTTCCTACGAAGTGGCGATGGTCCCGGATGCCGCCAATGCCGAAGAAGAAGGTGAATTCTTCGTTGAGGCAATCAAGCGCGCCGGGACTGGGGGGGACCAGGACATGCCCCATCCCGACCTGATGATCCGCTTGGGCCAGGCCCTGCTCGCTGCGGGACGTGGAGTCAAGGGATTCCAAGCCGGACAGGTAGGGGATGGGATCGAGGGCCTGGACGGAATGAGCAAGGTTGTAGAACAAGCTCTGGTCCAGGCCGGAGAGATCCTCGACGAAATGTTGGGGGCTAAAGAGGACGGCCAGGCGCAGGTCCTGCAGGTCAAAGACCTGATCGAGGGCCTCAAGACGCAGGCCATGATGGTCCAGGGACAGGCCCCGGCCACAAGTAAAGCCATGATCGAAGGCTGCGATACCTTGTATGATACCCTGGGGCTCGACGATACTGACGAGACACCTGGAAAGAAAGATAAAGGAGACGAGCCCATGAAGAAGGGAACCATCAAGATCGTGGCCAAGGGTGAAAAGGCCCTGGCTGGCAAGCTGAGCTTCGACGGCACCGAGCTGGAGGTCCAGATCGCTGAGGGTGCCAAGGAGTTCATCCTGCAGGACATCGAGCCGGGCGACCACAAGGTGGAGCTGGTGGACGGTGAGACCAAGATGGCCGCCGACGTGAAGGTCGAAGAGGGTGTCGAGGCGATCGTTGAGGTCGGCGAAGAGCCCGGGACCAAGACCGACAGCGACAAGCTGGACGAGCTGCTGGGTCTGGCCAAGACCCAGGGCGAGCGCCTGGATGTCCTCGAGGCCGACGTCAAGAAGATCAAGGAGCCCAAGGCTGAGGAAGGGGCTGGCGCCGGGGGTGTGGAGACCATCAAGGTTGACGACGTCAAGAAGATGATTCAGGAGACGGTGGGAGAGATCATGGAGACTGCCGGCAAGAAGTCCGCCGCGGTTCAGATGGTGTCTGTGCCGGCCACCATCCCGGTCATCGAGGACAAGAAGGGCGCTGAGGGCGGCGAGGGTGATGACGCCACCAAGGAGATCGAGGGGAAGAAGAACTCCTCGGCCCACGACCACAACCTCAGCAACAGCCCCCGCCTGAAAGCGATCCGCGAACAGGGCGGCGTCCTGTAACGAAGAGCCCCCTCCGGTTTTACTACTGCCCGGGGGGTTGAACGGAATCATCAGTCGGCCGGTCTGACGGCCAAAAGGAGAGAACCAATATGGCTGTCATCGAAGGCACTGACCAGCGGCCGGTCTACGCCAAGAAGGCCGACGTGGAGATTGCTCAGTTCGCCGCGGGTGGCGAGCTGGTGCGTGAGCAGGTGCGCGACTACTTCCTGGTGGCCATCGCCGGCCAGGCAATGATGGAGAAGGTGCGTAACGTCATCATGCCTCGGGACCAGGTCGAATACCCGATCATGAAGCCGTTCGGCGAGGATGTGTGGCATCCCGTCGCCGAGTACCAGTCCCTGGCTGAGGGTCAGCGCGTGCGCCCGACCTTCGACCAGACCATCTTCACCGCCAAGGAGATCATGTGCGAGGTGCGTTACCCCAAGCACGCGCTCCAGGTGCAGGTGGAAGAGGGCCGGTTCAAGGACACCCTGCTGACCTACCTGGGTCTGCACACCAAGGGCGGCTGGGAGAACCTGATCATCCAGGGCGACACCGCCGCGGGCGCCACTCCGTTCCTCCGTATGTTCAACGGGATGATCGCTGGCGTGACGAGCTACTCGTTCGATGCGCTGGGTGCCACGCTGGGCAGTTCCCTGCTCCGTACGGCCCGCTTCACGCGGCCCGTCCAGTACCGCGTGGAGGACAAACAGAATCTCGGCGTGTTCTGCACCGAGGAGACTCAGGACGGCTACGACGAGGAGCTGCGCAACCGGAACACCGAGCAGTCTGACGCCCGCCTGATCAACGGCGAGTCGTACCCGGCCTTCAAGAACCGGCCGGTCATCGATGTCCCCCGCTGGCCCAGCGCCGGTGGCCAGTGTGACGCGCTGGACTGCAACCCGGGCCGCTTCGTGTTCGGGCTCCGTGAGGCCATCGGCGTGGAGACCGAGTGGGACCCCCGCCAGCGTTCCCTGTCGGTCATCATGAATGCCTGGATCAGCGAGGGCTGGATCTTCGAGGAGATGGAGGTCAAGATCGAGAACCTGGCCAGCACGTAAGCCGGGAACTCTGCGCCTGACTGAAACTAACGCTTGAACTGACCTCCTCCCAGAAGGGGGGAGGTCCTGGAGGACATCATGGCTATCACCCTCACTGCCCTGGTTGGCAACAACCAGAAGTTCGGTAAGGCGCCGAGCGGCGTCTGCACCCGGTTCACCCTGAAGCTCGACAACTCCTACGTGGCCGGCGGATATGCCGCCATCGTGGCCACCTTCATCAAGGGCGTGGCGAGCTACGAGGGGATCACCGTCACCCACATCGAGGACCTGCTCGTCAATTTCGGCGGCGCCTGGTACATCCTGCACTGGGATCGTGCCAACGACAAGCTGCAGCTCATCGTGGCGGCCACCGGTGTCGAGGTTGCGGGCGGCGCGGCCATCGGCAGTCCGACTGTGGAGCTCGCGGTCCACCACTACTAAGACCTCAGGGCCCTGTGCCCTGGATTTTCCAGTAGCCTCCCTCTTGCCATAGCAAGTTTCAGGGGTTATCCTCTCCAGGCATACAAACTGCTTGAGGATGCCCATGGCCACCAAAAAGAAGAAAGGCGCTCCGCCCCCTCCCCCGCCACCTCCGAGTCCAGCTCCGTCCCCGGACCTTTTGTCCGCGGTCGAACCTCCCCCCATCGTGCAAGAGGAAGCAGAAGTTGTCCCTCCCCCGGAGGTCGCTGCCAAATCTGTTGATGATCTGGTGATCACGGATGAGGACGAGGATGCTGGGAAAGCCCCCGAGGGAAAGGGCGAGGTTGCCACCCCGGAGGTTGCCACCCGGGTCATCTCGGAGCCAAGTCCCCAGCATGAGGCGGAGCTGGCCCCTACCCCGGCACCTGTGGACCCGATGCTCCAGAGGATGATGGAGATGATGGAGCAGCAGATGGCCGACAATGCGGACCTGCGCGCAGAATTGCAGGGCCTCAAAAATCAGGTTGCCACGGTCCCGGGGGCCTCGGCGCCGGCCGAGATCCGCAACATCGACCTGCGGCCGAAGACCTATGATGAGGTTGACCGGGAGCCCGAGCCGCCCGGTGGATACTTCGCCCGGGTCAAGTGCTACGACGAGTCGATCGGGCACAAGCTGAAGGGGACGAGCATCCTGCTGCCCAATGGGAAGTGGGCGCGACTTCAGGGAGGTACGGGACTGCCCGGGGACATCCCGGACTGGGCGGGCCCCATGGGCAAGAACGAGGCCTTGGCCTTCGCCAGAGCACGACAGAACGGGAGGAATCCGATGTCCCCGATGGCCTGCGACGTGGTGACCTTGGAGCAGAAGCGGGAGATCGATGCCAGGGAGAGCACCCAGCGTCAGTCCATGAGCGGGATGGGGGGCATGTACCAGGGTGATACCCAGGGTCTCGGTGTTGGGGGCAGCGCGGTTCACCCTCAGACCCAGGTGCTGGTGCGTGGCGGTGACAAGGGGACGGTGTCAGCCACAGCCGCGGCTGACCTTGGTATGGCATCATTGGCCCGGGGTGGGGCCATGGCACCGGCCAGCGCCCAGAACCGGTTTGGTCTTGACGGTCCCGCCCAGCAGCTGGCTGGGAACGTCGTGGACCAGGTTCCCGCGGGTGGGGGAAACAAGCCTATTGAGCTGGAGCGGGTCGGTACCCCCTCGGCGTCCAGGCAGCGTCAGTCCGAGACCATGATTGCGGCCATCCACAATGATCTCGGTGGAGAGCTCCCCGGTGGCGCGGCCAACATGCAACCAGGCCACCGCCGTCCGTAGGTAGTTGACCCTCCTGTTCTGTCCTCTTATACTCTAATTTCGGTAGGACTTGTTTGGCATCAGGTCTTGTCCCCCTTTCGGGCCCCCGGCGTCCAGTGGCGCTGGGGGTTTTCTTTTGGGTGGGGGCAGGCAATAATAGAGTCATGCGCGGACTGACCCAGGGTGAGCAGAGTTCGGCCAGCTGGCCGGTGTTGCAGTTCTTCTGCCGGCAGGGGGGCAAGCTGGCCGATCCGGTGTTGGCCTCCTTCACGATCGAGGATATCCGATCCGATGGGGTAGCACCTGCCACGTTGGTTGGGCCCACTATCTTGGGAGCTGGAGACAAGCTGGGGACCGGACGGTACGCCTTGGCAACAGGGGCAACTGCTGTTTGGTCTCTGGGGACCCATCGGGTCGTGGTGACCTACAAGTTGGCCGCGGCTGGGCCTGACATCAAGCAGGTCATCGAGTTTGAGATTCTGGATGAAGTGGACTGGGCGCATGGAGGCGGTGAGTACATAGGATACCTGTCGACTCGTCAGGCCTATCGGGATGACCACGCCGCGGCCGGCGACACCACGGCAATGCTCCACCGAGAGATTTGTCAGGCATCAAAGCAGATCGAGTTCTGGACGGCCCGGTGTTTCCACCCGGAGTACCGCTCCGTGTATGTGGGAGGAAACGGGACTGAATGGCTGCTGCCGAACGAGCCCATTATCTGCATCGAACAGATTGCCTGGACCCACCGGGATTCCGACGATGCCGAGGTCGAAGAGGTTGTGCAGGACTCGAGTTACGAGTGCAAAGCCATGACCCATCTGGACGGGGAGCGGGGCCGGGACGGACGCATCTTCGTTGGGATCGAATTGATGGACTCCTGGCGCAGTAGTAATGTAAGAGCGAGTGCCTCAACCGTCTGGTCCGACCCATCGAGAGCCTACAAGATCACGGGAGTGTTCGGTTACACCGATGGAATCTGGATGCCCGGGGAGCACCTGACGGGGATGGGGGAGACGCCGAGGGACCTGGCCCGGGTGGTTGGCGCCATGGTGTATCGGGCGCTCGAGGACGCCAACCTGCAGGCCCCCTTTGGCGGAGGGATCGGTGGCGTCTCGATGATCAAGACCCGGGACCAGACCATCAAGTGGGGCGCCTCGGCCGACGGTGTGGCTGGCTTCGGGGGGGTATTCACCGGAGACTCCGAGTTGGACCGGATCATTCACAGGTACGTAGCGCCAACCCGGATTACTGTTGCTGGTCGGGCAAGGGATTGGAGTGGAGGGACCTTCTGATGGGCCTGGAATACAACGTCTCTGCTCCGCTGATCAATCCTATATGGGTGAGAATTGAGCGGCTTGACCATGCAGCGACCCACGCCAAGGATCCGCCGGGATCGCAGGGCTCGGCCGGGTACAACTATACTCGGGAAGAGCCCGTTGTGAGCTATGCAGCCGGAGTGGCCGATGGCGAACCGGAGTATATGACCGCGGTGGATGTCTCCGCCCAGATGGAGTACGAATCCTTCGAGCGAATTCGGGCTGTATTCGGTGGGGATGCCCCTGTCACGAAGCAGGGCTTCGTATTACACCGCCGGCTGTTGCGGCGCCAAGGGCTCATCGACGTGGCGACCGGCCAGTGCCTGTTGAAGAATCGAGACAAGATCACGGGCATCTATCGGGGTAGGTCACGGCGGCCGGTCTCCATCGACTTCGCCCTGCCTCTGTACATCTACGAGGTGAGAGGGCCTGGTTCTCCTGGCCTCGGCCGAGACGGCTACGATCTGCATATCATCTATACGTCTGAAAAAGACGTAGCGATCGGAGCGTAATCTCATGGCCGGGCGACGAAGGAATTGGGGTGGGGCAGGGCAGGTTTCCCTGGGCCAGATGGCTCAGTACCTCAACTCTTTGGTGGACCGAGGGAACATGAACTTGGCGGCCGGGGTTGTTGTCCCCCCTCTAGTCCAACAGGGTGCCAAACAGGTTGAAGAGCGTTATGACCAGATGGGGAGCGACGTCGACCAAAGCTCGATGAGCTCGATGATAGCCATGGCGGGCAAGCTCGTCGGGGAAGCACGCCCGGCCAAGCCGCCCCATACGCCCGGCGAGACTTACCGTCGGCTGGCTGAACATGTCACTGTCAGGTTTGGGGGAACAGGTAAGGGACCAAGCAGGACGGTTTTCTCTGCAGCCATGGGTATTTTCCCAGGAGGGCATGCCCCTGATCCCAGTCCAAAGTGGCCGAGAGGGACCCCTCTTGAGGTTGTCGATGGGGGGCTGAATCGGCCCGCCTGGACGATGAGCTATCGGGAGACGAAGCGATCTGTGGCCTACTCGATCATGGTCCGAGAGATGCGTGCGGGGCCCGGCTCAAGCTCTCGCTATCAAGGAAGGCCCCGCGGGGGGCGATTGCCGGATGGGCCTGCCTCTGGTGGGAGGATTATTATCACCCAGATGGGGGGCAAGATGGTCTGGCGTGATGAAGCTTGGCCTGTAACCGTCGGCGGCATCTTCGCTCTGGAGCAGGAGGGGAAAGGTGTGATCGGGAATTTGTCACGGATCGCTGCCGCCCGCAGTGGTATCCGGGGGCGGGCAATCCGTGGAGCGAAGCCCACGGGCGTCCGCCTGATGAGGAGGTAGCATATGGCTGTCCCGACCATTACAGGTATCTCCCCCTCCACAGGACCTGCTGAGGGGGGCCTAATTGTCACGATCACTGGTACCGACTTCGCCATCCATGCAGTCCCGGATGTCCATCCGGCCGAGGATGTAGCCCCCGGTGTCACTGTCACCTTCGGGGGATGGGCAGTGGACTGGGTTCAGGTTCGCTCTGCGACCCAAATAGTCTGTAAGCTTGGCCCATACCATGGCCCTGTTCGAAGCGGGATCCCACCGGTAGTGCTCGATGTTTATCCCGCCGTGGATGTAGTAGTCCAAAATCTGGATGTGACCGGGACGCCGGTGGTCGGGGAGGTTGCAACAGCTGCATCAGGTTTTACTTACCGACGGCGGGACCTTGGCCCCTCGACTGAGCAAGACCGACCACGGGGGGTACGGGCGAAATTCACCGATGCAGTACTCGATGAGCTCCGCCGACGAGTCTGTAAGAATATCTCAATGGGGAGGAGCTCTGAATATGCCGAGGGCTCTGAGGCTACTGTAAAGCTGGCCGGCTTGCCTGGGGTTGGGTGTGTGTTCAAGTGGGTACCTGATCCTGATTATGTCCAACTCACTGCGGGGTACGAAGAAGTTGAGGATCCGTCCGACTCGACAGTGGTTCATTCTTTTAAGGGGCTGCGGGTCAAAAGGTTGGAGGCTACACTCCTGCTGGGGGCCAACTCCTCTACTGAAATGGATGAGCTGTGCGAGCTGCTCGAAGATATGATTGAGGATCAGGAGGCTTTGGTTGTCGATGCGAACCCGACCCTCTACCCCGGTCTGCAGGACGACTACAACTGGCACTTCGGGCCAGGTGGGGAACCCACCCCCAATCAGCGGGGAGCAGACCTGGATGCTTGTAGTGGTCGGGCGGTCATCTGGGTCCGAGGGATCTTGATGATGAGCGAGCACTCGGATGCCGATGACAAACGCATTCTGACCATTGAGCAGCAGTGGGCAAATATGGATGGGGAGACATACGATACAGAGCTTGTCTGAGAGGTGGCACAGGTGGCACAGTATGGCCCGTTTTGGCCCTTGCCCTGCCGATTTTGCTGAGGTAGCATGGACCTATTATGATTCGTGTAGCCAACACCCACAGGTTTGAAACCTTCGGCTTCTCGTTGCCCCATGACCCTGTTTGTATTGAGAACGGGGAGTGTCAGTGCATCAAAGCGGAGGTCGCACTGATTGGGGGTCATGTGGGAGAACGTCTGGAGCCCTTGTTCATCAACATCCCCGCAGGTGGAATCAGTAGGTCTGTCCCTGATGCTGTGGCCAGCCTCCCGGTTATCACACGTCGGGTATCTGAAGGTAATGCCAGGGTGGACCCGGTCGACGGATTCATCTCGGTGCAGCGTGCTGGGTAAGAGAGCCTTTGGTCTGGTAGGCAGACAACTGCTCGTTGACCAAGGGTCGGCGACTCGAGGAGTATAACACCATGCGTAACGGTCGCAGCCGCGTTGACAACAAGTGGCAGTCCAGCAATCTGCGGTCCATGCCCAACAGGGAGTTCGGGGTAACCCAGCTCCTTGGGGTGTTCGAATGGGGGCCTGAGGAAGTAACGGCGGTCACCTCCTTCGACGACTTCAAGCTCAAGTACGGCGGCTTCTCGGTGGACTACCATGCCGCCCTGCATGCCTACTTGTACTTCGCCATGGGCGGTACCAAGCTGTGGGTCAAGAGGGTGTTCCACTACCTCAACCACACATCGGACATCGACCCCCTCACAGCTGCCAAGGGGACCGTTACGTTGGTCTCTGGCGCTGCGGGCCCCTACGGCGTCCAGAATACCCTGCGGGCCGATGGCTTGTACTATGGAGACCTGGCCCTGACTGTGCAGCCTGTCGCTGCGCAGAGCGGCCTGGCGGGCTACTTCGACCTGCTGGTATTCCACCCCCGTGAGATTCAGCCCATCGAGTGGATTCGCAACGTGACCATGGATTCCACCTCGAACGACTACGTGGAGGACGTGGTCAACACCAGCGCCCGGCGCAGCAACTACGTCAAGGTCACCGATCTGTTGGCCAGTGGCACCGTAACGCAACGTATGCCCGCGGCCCTGGGATCTGCTGTGGCGTTGGTGGGTGGAGATGATGGATTGGCAGCCCTCGTGGATGCCGACTACGTCGGGGGCACCGCCGGCCGGACCGGTCTGTATGGCTTCCAGCTGGTCAACGAAGGCAACATGATGTTGGTGCCGGATGGTCTGTCCTCCACGGTCCAGAACGCCGCCATCTCGTACTGTGAGAACTACCAGTACAAGCAGGAAAAGGTCATCTACATCCCAGAGACGCAGGCTGGTCTAGGGTATCTGGCCGCGGTGGCGCAGTATTCGGCATTGACCGGGAGCCGGGCGAAGACCGGCATGGCTTGGCCGCGGGTGCGAATCACCAATCCCGACAAGACAGTCTTCGGCCTGAACAACGACAACATCGTGTGCGGCTACGGCGGCCTGCTCGCCGGTCTCATCTGCGGTCAGTCCAAGCGGTACCTGGCGCAGATGGCGGTCAACCCGTCGAACCAGGATTTCGGATGGCTCAATGACATGGTGGTCGGGCTCGAAGGGGCCGACGACAAGCATGAAGTCCTGGACCCCAACGTCCAGAACTATGTCACCGACTACGGGATCAACCCGATCCTGTTTGGCCGGCATGAGAGGACTGGTCGCTACGGTGCCTGGTTCAACGACTGTCAGTCCGGCGAGGATGTGACTACGGAGCTGGAGCTCGAGAGTATTGGCAACCAGATGCTCTGCTCGCACCTTCGCTACCGGCATACCGCTTTCCTGGAGCGCCACCGTACCCAGGGCAACTCCAAGCGGCGTCGGGGGATCATCCAAAAGGCTCTCATCGAGGACAACAAGTACTGGACCTCTCTGGGTGTCTTCGCATCTGACAGTGCCAACGAGGCGTTCTTCGTCAATGTGGACCCCGAGGGCGAGAACATCAACAACGCGGTGGTGCAGCGCCAGCAGAAGCTGGTGGTCAAGGAGGGCTTCGCTTTTGCCTCCCCCGCCCGCTTCGTGGACTTGTACTTCACCAGAGACAATCGCGCCGTCGAGAGCTACATGTCTCAGGCGGCCAAGGCTGCCGGCATCGCAGGATAACCCGGCTCTCAAGGAGCACCAATTATGGGTCAGCAGGCACGATCAAGAGAGCTGGCAGGACAGTACAACTTCCTTGTGGAGGACCTGTCGGGCGGCCTGAGCAACTCGAAGTATCGGGACGTGTCCGGCGGCGACGTCAACTTCGAGATCGCGCTGAACCGTGAGGGCGGTGCGGTCTACGCCCAGAAGATGGCAACCATCGCCAATGTGGACGACATCACATTGTCGGTGGGTCTCATCCCCAGCGGCGGGGAGATGTACGACTGGCTGTTGGAGAACTGCGATGTACTGGCCAGTATGCCGGAGGGGGCTGGAGTAGACGATCCATACAACCTGCGCACCCTGGCCATCGCTGGGTTGAGCAGGGGCCGGCGCGACCTGATCGCCTGGAACTGTCACAACTGCCAGGTCGCAGGTTATCCCATGTTCCAGTTCGACAACAACTCCGGTGACATCCTCATCGAGCAGCTCATCCTCGCTTACGAGTACCCCACCGTCGAGTTCCTCGGCTGATCCTCTCCTCCAGTTTCTCCGTTGACACACGTGGCACACCTGGTAGACTTTGTCCCAGGTTCGTCGTTCAGCCTTCCTTTAAGTTGCATCCCCTGCGGAGGTCGGAGCCGCAGTTCGATACCTGCTAACGTCACCCCCCGGTCACGTGGGTAGGGAGCCCTTTCGTCCTGCCTAACTCTGCGCCCTGTTGCTGGATCCAACCTCTGGAGCAGGGCTGCCGGCGGGCCTAATTACCTATCCCGAACAGGAGCTGTGGCTGATGGCTATCGAGATCGAGTGTATCCCCTCTGGACTGAAGTTGGCCTGCCGCGGGATCAAGACCGGGGACATCCACGACGCCCTCCATTCGATGGGGCAGGGGGGGACCATGACCAAGGACCCTCAGGGTCGCGATCGAGCCAAGACGGGCCACCTGGCGGCCGAGATGCTGGCCTTGAGCCTGGTCCCCCCTTACGTGGTGCATCCCGGTCCTTATTCCAGCTTGCAGGTGGGGGAGATGCCCGACCTGCGCGAGGTGATGGTCACCGACGTCCTGTCCGCCATCTACCAGCTTCGCGCTCGGGCCGGAACCCCTATCGAGACCCGCCCGAATTGCCAGCACTGTGGTCGGATCCCGAAGTCCCCACTGCAGATTTCTGCTGGAGAATGTGAGCACTTTGAGTGCAGTGAGGAAGGGAAGACAGCTATCACCGAAGAGGGGGGGCTGTTTGTCACTTATGGCCCCTGGAAGATTGAGATGTGCCCCCCAATCATCCGGCGCTCCTCTGCCTTGGACCGCATCCTGGATGGGGGGGAGTACCCCCCGACGTTGGGCTGCGACTCGATGTACATGGCCTCGATCAAGAGCGTGGCGCGAACTGATGGTGTGGGGATCTGGGGGCAGAAGGAGTTGTCCCCGGAGCAGAAGAAGATGGCCGGAGACCTGGCCGGCGAGAAGGTTGAGGACAAAGGGACTGGGGAGGAGCGTCCTCAGGTCGACATCCAGCGCAAGCTCACCATCCTGACCGACATTGTCAGGTGGTGGTACAGTCAGGAAGACTGGGGCCTGCTCGACGCTGTCCGCGACAAGGGACAGGAAACCTGGGGCGACGTGGATACCTTCTACAACTGGACCTGCAGCGTGGACCCAACGGTTTGCCACCAGGAGCAGGAAGGTGGGATCCCTTTGGGCCCGGGGTTTTTTGGGATTTCGGTCGAGCGCGCGCGCAAGCGCCGGAAGAAAGGTTCCGGGAAGAAGCCCGGGATGCTGGCTGGCCCGCAGAGCTAGATTACGTCCTGGAGCAGCCCATGGCTCCGCTGTGGGTGTGCACATTCTTTGATTTCCCTGTCAGTCGATTCGCCTACCTGTCGCTAGTCCAGACGCTGTTGATGCGTAGTGGGCAGGGCCTGTCCCTGGGATTTTCCTCCCTGCAAGAGATCAATGAGATGGACCTGACTCTCGCCTGCGAGCTTCGCCAGTTGCTAACCTCCAGCATTGAGAAGATAATGGAGGAGCAGGACCGTCCCGGATCGGGAGGCCCCGGCTCCAAGATCTCGATGCGTGATACCCTGCGTGGTTCCCAACGGAGGTAGGCCGTGGCCGGCACTGTAGCGAATCTGTACTCCCGCCTGAATCTTGATGTGGTTGCCCCAACCTCGGGGGAGATCACCCGCGTCAAAAACATGGCCAAGGCCATCACCCAGCTCGACACCGCCTACAACAAGTTCGGCAGGACCATGTCAGCCCAGACCGTGGTCGGAGGCATCAAGCAGATGAACGCCTTCACCCGGACCTCGGCGGCGGGCTTTGCCCTGGCCACGGCCGAGATCGAGAGGATGCGCCTGGAGATGGCTCAGGCCCGACGGGAAGCCGTCCAGACAGGTCATGCCATGGCTGGAGCCGGCCAGCGGGTCGTCCAGCGGACTGCAGGTGCTTCAGCTCCTCGTGCGGGGGGCGGGGCCGGAATGGGTGGGAGCGGGGGCGGAGGACGGCGTCTGGGGGCGACCAGGGCACGCGCAGCTGGCGCCAGGGGG